AGAAGATTATCCAAGCTTTGTTGCCGTATTGTTCGTTAATGTAGTATCTAGTTTTAAAGTCCATACTCATCGTTCACCCTCCAATGCAACAGCAGCAGTACATCTCTCCAGTGGCTGTGTGAACTGCGGGGGTAGGGATGTCACACACTTGTTGATCTTGTATTGCACCTTGGGGTCAGGGGCAGTGAAATGTATAATACCCCAGACAAACAAGACTCCTAAGACAATGGCGGCTCCAATAGGTAAAACAACTTCAGTCCAGATACTCATTCCACTACTCCTTCTTTAAGTTTATTGATGTACCACTCTGCCTTACTTAAGTCTTCCTTCATCTTACCTTTGTAGGTGCAACGCCAGAGGTACTTCATTGCTGCTCCACGTAGGTAACCACGGTACTCCTCCTCAGACAACGCAGCCTTGATGCCATCAATACACTCAACCTCACCAGTGTTGTAATGACTTGGGTTGTTCACTAGATCATTACCCTTAAAGAAATTGTCCATATTTTGATGACCGGGGTTGTTGTCCTTCCGTAGTGCTGAGTAGTCTTTCTCCATTCTCTCCTGTATCACTTTCTCCATGTCAATACGATAAGGGTTCTCGCTTGGTACTTCAATCTTCTTCATTCGTCTGTCTCCATCATGATACTCATACATTTGTTCTAGGGCTGCTCTTGAGTCAATCATCTGTTCACTGTAGCTCATCATTCACATTCCTTCTTGCCAGTATCAGGGTCATAGTAACACGCAGCACCTTCTTTGTCAACAGGTTCATCGACTACCTTGTGCATAATACCAAAGCGTTTACCTGATGCCCTGAATGTAGTGCACCCCTTGGCTCCACCTTGCCATGCAGTCATGTAGATATCCTTGAACTCATTGAAGGTAACACCATCACCAACGTTTACTGTCTTACTCACAGCAGAATCAATGTACCCTTGAGTGGTTGTAAGTACACCCAGATGAGCAGCCACTGAAAGGCCATCAGCAGTGGCACCCTCAACACCAAAGACCCTACTTCCGTAGTCACTGACTCGTACTGTTGTTGGACCTTCAGGGGTCTGAACAATTCGATCGACTGTATGACTAAACACAGGCTCAATTCCACTACTAATGTTATCAGCACAGAAAGAAATAGTGCCACAGGGAGCAATAGAGAGGAGGTGACTGTTACGTATTCCATGTTTCTGAATGTCCTCTTGAATGTCCTTTGGTAAATCACCGATGAACTCACTGTTACAGTAGTCTCCATGATACATAGGGAAGCTACCCTTCTCTACAGCCAGACTCACTGAGGTTCTATAAGCTGTGTCTCGTAGGATAGTGAGCACCTGTTCCGTGAAGTCGATGAACTCTCTAGTTCCGTAAGCACCTGCAACAGCTTCTCCTGCATTCGCCAATCCAGTGACTCCCAGTCCCATTCTACGTTTACTCTTAGCCTCATGTTCTTGCTCTGGAAGTGGGTATGTGGCGTAGTCAATGACATTATCAATCATCCTTACAATGTGTGGTATGTCGTGCTTGAACTGTTCAAAGTTGAAGTTATAGTAAACACCCTCTGCCTCACAATAACCACCTACAACATACTTAGTCAAGTTGAAACTACCAAGGAGACAAGCACCATTGGGTGGCAGTGGTTGTTCAGCACACGGGTTAGTGGCTGCAATGTCCTCACAGTACCATAGGTTATTCATCTTGTTCAACGTGTCAATGAACAACACACCCGGTTCAGCCCAGTCCCATGTACTACGCATGATCTCATCCCATAGTTCCTTGGCACGTAGTGTTTTGTATACACGATCTTCGAAGACTAGGTTGAAGTCAGTGTCATCCAACACAGCAGTCATGAACTCATCAGTCACACCAACGGACAAGTTGAAGTTCTTCAGTGACCCTTCGTTCTGCTTGGCTCTGATGAACAACTCAATGTCTGGGTGGTCAACTCTAAGTACCCCCATTTGTGCCCCTCTACGGTGACCAGCAGAGACAATAGTGCCACAAACAGCATCAAAAATCTCCATGAAGCTGAGAGGCCCGGAAGCAGTTGACCCAAGAGAAACGATACGATCACCACTGGGCCTAATAGTACTGAAGTCATAGCCTATTCCTCCTCCTTTTTGTTGTGTTATAGCAGACTCTTTAGCTTTGTCCATGATGTCATCAAGGCTGTCTTCGATGGTACCACTGACGAAACAATTGTATGGAGTTGTGTCCTTCTCAAGACCAACAGTCGCCTGTATTCGTCCAGCTTCAAGGAACCGTTGGTCAAGAAGTATCTCTTTAATTGCTTGGCGGTGACCCTCATCGTCACATAGAACACCAGCAACGCGACACTTAGATTCATAGAAGCTCTCGTTAGGGCCTCTGTGCTTTTCCTTTTGAAGTTGCTGTGAAGCAGCCAATTTAGGTCCATAATGTTTTACCTCATTCATTCTGTTGTCCTTATGTTGTACATGTCATTCAATAATTTAATTAAGGCAAGAAGCTCTTGAGTACCATATAGGATAACCTCACCATCACCTTCAATCTTATACGTTCCTACTTCATGTTGTTTAAAGTATTCCACAGTTATACCTACATTATGGTTCTCTAATCTGATTAAATCAGTCATATCTATCTCCCTAGATCAAATCACTCATGTCAGCAGGGATGTAGTTAGGCCCTTTGATTACTTTACCGTACTCATTCTTGACTGGCAAGCCATCATCACCCAACTTACTCAGGTTGGCAAGGTGCTTACGATTGAATGCCTCCTCGAATACATCAGTGTACCCCAGTTGTTCAACTGCACCACTCAGTACATACTGTAGGTCAACCAACTCTTCAAGTGCACGTAGCCACTGCTCCAGTTCAGGGTGTACACCACGGATAAGGTCCATCTGCATGGCACCAAGCTCACGTTGTACTTCCTCATGTTCCTCACGCAGTAGCTCACTGACAAGGAGCAGTGTGCCACGTAGGTCATCACTCCTCTGTTGCATGGCATCAATGAACTTACCTACCTTGACTTCTCTTGATTGCTGCTTCATTACTTTACATCCTTTACATGGGGTTTTAGTGTGCAACTGGTTTAAATGGTTCGACATTGTCCTGCCCCTGTGGTTCAGGTGGTGCCATGCTGTCCACTAAGTACGTCATTGCCCTACGCACCAAGGCTTCATCGTCCTCACTGGGAACAGAATTGATTAACTCACTGAGGGCCTTGGCTCTCTCTGCAATTGGATCAAAGGTGAGTCGCATTGTCATTACTTCATCCTCATACATCATCAGAATCCTTTGGTAAGTTGTTTGAAATCATCCCATTCTACGCTACTCATGTACCAGTTCTTCAGGAGCCAACGTGCTTTCTTCCGTCTTTTCTTGTCTTCCTTACCATCAAGGTATACCTCTGAGAAGGAACAGTCCTTCAGGCTCTCCACAACAATCTCCCTTGCTTCATCTTCATTTAGGGTATACTTAAATTCAAACATTACTTAATTCCTCCCATGATACTGGATAAAGTTTACTCATTTCTGCGGTGATTAATTGTGCTATTTCCTGCGTCTCACGCTGTGAATGTGAGTCCAACCTAAGCTTACAAACCCTTGCCCATGCAGCCAATGAACCTGTCCAGTACCACTCTGTCATCATGGACTGAGGCAGTACCATACGTGCTTGCTCTGGACATACGCCTTCGTTCAATAATTCTTCATAAAGTTTCTTGAGAACAAGAGTGTAATCAGTATAGTTACAACTCTCTGCTCCATTAATGATATCTGTGTCAATATCTAAAGTATCAGGAGAACTCCCCTGCTTCACATTCTCTGCCCTCTTACGCCACACATCAGGCTCATAGAACTCAGGCTCACTGTCGACATACCTACGGCTCACTTCATTCCACACCATGCCTACTTGATGTTTACCTAGTTGACGTGCAACAAAGATGGGTGCCTTGATTCTGAAGGTAGTCTGTGGATGTCCGAATGGAGTCCAGTGATTGTGTGTTGCTAGGTAGGAGATAAGCTTTGTGTCTGCTTGGGAGAGTTGAGTAATAGCAGTGGAGTACACTGTACGATTTTCAACATCTACTTCCTCATCATAACCGATAACTTCCCAATCACTCTCTTTATCCATGCTCACCCTTGCTGCATTGACAACAGTCAGGTCACTGCCCATGTGGTCAATCAATGTTACTTGTTGTTCTGTCATAGTGTCTTCCTTTTTTGTACACAGCTCTTCAAGATACAAATAGGGTCAAGGACTCTACCGCCTTCTGTTAAGGAGGTAGTGAGTACCAACACCTTCTTAGTTTCTCTGACGAGGTGACCTATGCTTGTTACCTTCACTGGTCCTAAGTCTTCGTCTACCCATCCGTATGTTGTTGCATGGTCTAACCAAGTAACCTTAAGTACTTTCATAATTGACATCTTGCTTTCTCCACCTCTTGTAAAGTTTGTGGCTTGGGACTACACGTTGCCTGTACTTAGCACTGTGTAAGTCCTTAGCCAATGAATGTTTACGTCTGTCTTTACGTATACTCTTGGGGTTCTTCTCCTTCATCTTGTCCTACCCAATCCATTTCAGTCAACACATCGAACCTATCTAAGTTATCATAGATCATGTTGGCGAACTTGTCAACAAAGATATCACTGTCAATGTCAAGTATATCACACAGGTCAGTGACATCATAGAGTTCCTTGATCCTCCGTAAGATATCCTCAGTCACTATACTCCTCCATCAGTGTACTCAATCGCAGGAAGGTAGGGTCATAGTCACCTCCCTGTACGTTACGTTTGTGCAGGATGCCACG